ATGGAGGTGCCGTTCAGTCGCCCTCTCAAGGTCATATGGTTTCAGGCAGAGATCATTGCGGAGTTCTTGAAGCGGCGCATTGAGGTGTACTACCGGCGCTTTGCAGCTGACCCAGAGGTGCAGAGGATTGGCTATGACAACCTGATTATCAGTGGGCGGCTGCGTAAGAACCTGATGCGTGATGCAGATATCCAAGCGTTCTCCGATGAGATCGCATTTCATAATCCAGACATCGTCATGATTGACCCCGTCATTAATTTCTTTGATGGCGAGGAGAACAACAACAGTGATATCCGTAGGCTGATGGACCGCATTGATATGCTCATGGAGATGAACAACGTGTCTGTGATCCTAGCCCACCACACCGGCAAGGAACGGGCTGATGACAAATCATTCCTTTCTGCTCGAGGGGGCTCCGTGTTTGCGGGGTGGTTTGATAGTGGCATCAAGCTCAGTGGTGAGAAGCCCGAGGTCAATCTTTTTTATGAGGCCCGTAATGCTCAAGAGCCTGAAGAACACATGGCGTTTTTCGACTTTGATGAGGGCATATGGAAGCGCAGCATGTGGACTCCCAAGCGGAAGCATGAAGTCTCTGAGGAAGATGAGGTGAAGATTGCCCAAGTGGTAGCGTCAGCCATGAGTAGTACGGTCTTCTACAAGCGGAAGGAGCTCGAGATGTTGGCACGGGAAGCCTTGGGCACCGCCAAAATGAACAGCGGTGAGCGTGCTGCGATGAAGGCAGTGAGCTACGTCCAGAAATACATGGGTAATGTGGTCAAGACACATGCAGAACCAGGCAAGGCGGTGTGGCACTATCTAGCATCAAACGAAATGCAGCGACCGTGGGAGGCTGAGTCATGATTCACTATCACGGGCTACCGATGAGCGGCGGCGACCAGTCAACCCTCTCTATGCAGGGTAAGCACACCTTCGTGTCGTTCGCGCATGGGTCTGTCGTTGAGTTAGCGGCAGAGGTTAGCCAGAGCTTCGCCCTCGACAATGGTGCCTATACAGCATGGAAAGGCGGTAAGGCGTTCGATATTGAGGGGTATGCCGCGTTCGTGAGCAGTTGGGCAAGACACCCAGGGTTTGATTTCTACATCATCCCTGATGTTATCGACGGCGATTACAACGACAACGCTCGTATGAGGGCGGCATGGCGGAATCAATGTGACTATCGTATTTGGAATCAAGGCGTTCCGGTATGGCACTTCCACGAGCCGTTAGAAATTTTGAGAGAACTGTGCCACGCCTTCAACCGTGTAGCGATTGGGTCGAGCGGCGAGTACTCAGTCGTTGGCAGCACAGCGTGGTGGGGAAGAATCGCAGAGGCGATGCCTTTTGCGTGCGATGAAGAAGGTAAGCCGATATCGAAGCTCCATGGGCTGCGAATGCTTGACCCGACAATCTTCTCACACTTGCCATTGTCGTCTGCAGATTCAACTAACGTCGCTCGGAATTGCGGGATAGCTAAACGCTGGCGGGGACCCTATGCCCCACGATCCGCACGCACTAGGGCGTTGGTCATGATGGAAAGAATCGAGGCGCACGGGTCAGCTGCTCGATGGGCTGGATCAACGGGGCTCACTCAAAACCTAGAGTTGATCGGATGAAAAAAGCAGGAGGGATAAAGTTAAAGCCTCACCGCCGATGTGGAAGCTACCGGGCCGGACGGGTCGATAGCTAGGGAAGTCGGCAGGTGAGGCACCCAAAGCAACAGGGTGAAAACAGTGTATCAGAGCGGGATGTGGGATGTGAAGCAATTGTTGGTGATAGGGTAGGCGGGGAACACTTAGCAATGAAAGTTAATGTAAATTCTAGGGGCGGTATCGACCTACTTTTGGTGAAAAACGTAGGTGCAAGGGGGGTTTTCGGTTTTGCACCTACCCCCCTTGGAAATGAGGTAAGTCATTGATTTATAAAGTAGGTGCACGTAGGTGCATAGGTGCAACGTGCAGTACCGTGCACCGTGCACCTACGCTCTGTAAGTCTTTGATTTATAAGGTAGGTGCAAAGGTGCATAGGTGCACCTCTAAAGAGGGGGAGAGAACTCTTAATAGTTCTCCCCAACGGGGGACCTCCCTCTTCCCTCTTAGAGGGGTTGGAAAAAAAGAAAAAATTTTTTTTAATGGGTTTGAGAACGTGGGTGCCAGGTGAGTCGTATGAGTGAGTTGATTGAGTCAGGTGAGGTGAGTGAGGCGGGTGAGTATGGGGAGCCGATTGAGGTTGAGCTCGGTGATGACATGTTATTTCGGCCCAATCGATATGCGCCCAATAAGTATCGAAGACGGCGACTGACTAAGAAGCAGCAGAAGTTTGTGCAGCTGTATGTGCACAATGATTTAACGAATACAGAGTGCGCCCATCGTGCAGGGTATTCTCATCCTTCCCAAGTAGCGTCGGTGTTGTTGAACCAGACAAAGTTCTTGCATGTTCAGGAAACGATCAAGGAGCTGCAGGAGGGGTATCAGAAGAAGTACGAGATCTCGTTTGAGAAAACGGCTAGAGATCTTCAGATGATTAGGGATGCCGCTGTGGAGGAGGGGAAGTACAGTGCTGCTGTTCAAGCAGAGTTGGGCAGGGCGAAGCTGGGTGGGCTCTTGATTGAGAAGAAGGAGATCAAGCACGGGTTCATTGATCAGATGGACAGATCGGAGGTAGAGGATAGGCTACGGAAGCTCATTGAAATGAATCAGCTTGCGCCCGAATTGCAGGATCGCGTGCTTGCGGTCGAGCATGAGGAGGGTGCGGCTCTCGAAGATGCTGAAGAACATCAGCACCTCCAAGAGGAAGAGACAGAGGATGGCGACGAAGGTGAAGACCTTCATGAAGATCGAGTTGAAGAACTTCATGATGAGGAAGACCTCGAGCGTGACCTCGATACTGATGAAGATAGCTTGGTGTAGAGGGAGTGCGGCCTAAAATTCCTGCCCTTGCGGGCTAATTCTGTGAGCCGTTTCCTGGAGGCGAACGCCTTGCGAGCTCTGTACTCCTTGAGCTTGTGTTCGTGGCTACAGAATCTTGATTGGGCTTGGATGTTAGTGTACGTCTTCCCACACCAAGCACATGCAAACCTTCTCTCTCTTTTGAGCATGTGCAAGGTGCGAGAGTTTGATCGTAGACCTCCCCGTTTTTTAGGGTCATCTGTCATCGTGAGAATCTGTCTTTAAGCGGACCATCCCTGCCTCAAAGGGGGGGACTGATGGCATGACACTGGCGTCCTTGATCTCATCCTCGTAGATGCAGTTGTCGCGTAACAACTTTGATAGGTGCTTGAACATGCACCAGTAGTTGCCGTAGTTGATGGGGCAGGGAGTGATTAAGTCCTCCCTGCCATCAACGAAACGAATTCTAAGATTCAACATTGTATATCTCCCTATCTGCTTTGATGACTATCTCCCCAATCGCTTGTATCAATTGAGGTACTACTGCGTTACCTAGTCCTTTAAGTCGGTCCACCCTGCTGGGAACCCCATGAGCCACTCGACCCACGTCGGGTTCAGGGCACCAGCCTTCTTCGATTGGTTGTCTGTGTGCTGTACTGCCACATCCAGTGTGTCCCAACTGACTTTGCCGTTTCTGATCCGTCCGCCCACATAACCGCCCTTGTGGTCCCGTGTGCTGGGCGTTGGCCACATCTTTTTGACCGCTGTTGCTAGACCATCCCCCGACTTCTTGCTCAGTCCTTGCTTGTTGTAGTTGCCCTTCACTGTGGGTGTCGGCCATAGATTGTGCTTCGCCATGGTCTGTAGAGATGGACGAACCTTGCCTGTTCTCCCCATTGCCCCACCTTGGTTTGTTCCGTATGACGTTGCTGTTGGAGTAGGCAATAACGAAGACTCTGTCTCTTCTGTGCTGGGCATCGACGGCAACAGCCGGTAGTACGAATTTCCTGACCTCGTAGTGTTCTCTCTCCAAGTCAGATTGCACGTCGTCGAGTGCCATGTTGAGGAAGCCAAAAACATTCTCTCCAATAACCCATCGGGGCTTGACCTCTTGGATGACTCTAAGCATTTCAGGCCAGAGGTGGCGGTCATCGTCCTTCCCTCTTCTGGCCCCTGCGACTGAGAATGGCTGGCAAGGGAATCCCCCGCAAACAACATCAATTGTTCCTGCAAATTCTTGTCCATCTAAGTTCCTTATGTCTTCGTGAATAGGTAAGTCGGGCCAATGCTTGGCGAGTATCTTTCTGCAGTAGGGGTCTTTCTCACACATGGCAACAGTGGACATTCCTGCCCACTCAAGTCCCAATGAGAAGCCGCCAATGCCTGAGAATAGGTCAAGGACTTTCATTGACTTCCTCCGTCTCAATGATTGGGTCTAAGTCTTCGCTGAGGTAAGGTTCAAGGTCTCCGAATATCGCAATTTCCTCAGCCTCTAATAAGTCATCAGCCGTCACGATGAAACGGTCAGTGGTGGTCTTGATTATGGTCACTTCAAACTTACGCATTAGCCATTCTCCAGTACAGAAATGCATTGTCCTCTGGTAGATCATTCATCCAGACCCATTCTTTTTCTTCGCTCTCTTTCTCATGCACTCGCTTGTAGAAAGTGAGGTTCTCTTCAGTGGGCTTGACCTTGATTGTGTAGATTGATCCGTCAGATTTATCAAAGAACGTCACCTTTGCTTTCAGTTGGCGCTTCATTTCTTTGATTGATAGATGCTCGTTCAATAGGTGGACGATCAAGAAATCTAGGAGTTCAGTGTCGGACCACATGAAAGCAGACGTGTCATCAGTAATCGCATCAGCGTTTGACCATACCGACTTGAACTGCTCATCCGTTAGGTGAGGGAAGAAGACGTTGCTCTTGCTGGTCACGAACTCCAAGGCGCTTTCTTTGCACGCTTGGTACATGCGATTGAATGATGGCCGACTCTGACCCTTCATGCCGTAGTAATGGTTAGCGGCACCTTTGCCATCGTTGGTCACCTTCATGGCCTTCTCGCCATCTAGGTAGACGGTGCCTTCAAAGGCATGCGTTTCTTCTGATGCCCATTCTGAATACTTCACGTTCTTCAGACTGATTGGGGAACTTTTGGATAGTGGCATTGTGTAACCTTGTTGCTTTGAGTTGAGTGATGATGATACTTGCAATGGAGTATCAAGTTCAAGGATTTAATTTCGGCTATTTAAAACCTGCCTGTCGGTGGGTATTTGGGGGGTTGAATCTGCCCCACCCCCTCTCTTAGAT